CCTTGCCACGGCTGCGCCCTGTCTACCATCAAGTGATCGGAAGCAGAACCAACAGGCAATCCAGAGTAGGAAACCAGCGCTGCGCCTGCGGTTGCTCCACTGCTGATCATCAGCAGCAGTGCGCCTGTCGGTCCATCCCGCCCAGCCAGCGACCGAAGTCTCGCGCCCGCCGTCGTCATGGCAGGCCCCGCGCCCATACCGCGTGCGCGGCGCGGGCAATCTCTGCCGCGGACAACATGCCTGCTCCGGGTGCGTATACTGGTGGCGAGTCTGGCAGCGGCAGCGGCTGCGCCCACACGGCAGCGGCCAGTGCATCGATGGCGGCGAGCGATAGCGACGGGCTGTTTGACGCTCCTTCAGCCATGCACGATGCTTCGGCGAGAGTTGCCGCGCCCTGCGCCCGGATAGCAAGCATCCCACCGGAGGCGCAGATGGCGTCCCCAAGCTGCCCGGAGGTCATCTGCGCGGCCAAGGCCAAGGCGGCCTCGCCCGCTGACAGCGCGTCGTCAAGGACGGCCCAGCCTTGCGCTCGTATGCGCAGCGCCCCAGTGCCCGTCATGCTGGCGTCCGCAAGCGTCTCATATGCCTGCGCGCGGATCCGAAGGATGCCCGTGGCCGCAATCGCTGCGTCTGAGAGCATCGCTGCCACCTGCCCACGCACGGCAATCGCTCCGGTCGCCGAGAGTGCAGCAGCCTCAAGCATGCTTGCTGTCTGAGCTCCGATGGCAAGCTGCCCGGCCCCGCCCGCTGTGGCGTTGGCCAGCGTCACGGACGCCTGCGCGCGGATTTCAATCGAGCCGAAGGCTGATGCGATTGCGGATGCAAGCGCTGCGGCCACTTGCCCTTTGATCGCAAGCGCGCCGGATGCCGACAGAGTGGCACCGGCCAGCACAGCCGCCCCTTGACCGCTGATCGCCAGCGTACCCGTTCCGATGGCTACAACCTGCTCCAGCGTTGCATCAAGCGCGCCATTGATGCCTGCCGACCCCAACGATCCCGATGCCGACAGCAGCGCCGCATCGAGCGTTGCCGCCCAATGAGCCTTGATGGCCAGCGCAGCGCTGCCGGATGCGGTCAGGGTGGCAAGCGTCGCGCTGGCGGTGCCTTTTATCTCCAGGCGTCCCTTTGCAGATACCGATGCCGCGCCCAGGGTCGCGGCCAGCGTACCCGTTCCCGGGTCGCTTGCGATAGATCCGAAAATCCATGCGCCCCAAACCTGCGCCTCTGTGTTGTCCCAGTCGCCCCAGGAAATGCGCGCGTAGGTCTGCGCGGCGCTGCGTTTGATGTACCGCGCCTTCAGCCAGCCGTTGATCTGCACGGCGGCGGTCATAGGTTAGCCTTGCGAGTACACCACGTGCCCGCTGATGTTGCTCGCCGTCGTGGCAGAAGGAACGAACAGCAAAAACGGCACGCTGCCGTCATACATGCGCGGCATGCCGGAGGTGATCGCGTCGATGGCTGCTGGCACGTTCGATGACGTGATTTCCAACCGCGCGATCTCTCGGTATGCAACCAGCGAGGCGGCTCCGGATGTCCACGAGGCCGAGAGGGTGAAGGTCTGCACCGATTGCACTCCGGTATCTCCAGCGGCCAGGCCCATAGGATAGAACGCCCCTACAGCTGATGACGCAACGCCTGTCAGAATGCCGGTTCCAATCTGACCAGCCAGGCCAACCTGATTGGTGTAGGACATGGTGAAAGTTGGCGTTCCCGATCCGGTTGCTGTCGTGACCTCGAGGCCGATCAGAACCTGGTTTCCATTGCTCGCGCCGCTTGCATCGCGCGCGGGCCACGTCACCGAGTTGATCGTCTGCGCGGCCGTTGTGGTCAGGCTCAAGCCCGAGTTGTGCCAGAGCCGGTCGCATAAGATGAGCGTGCCAGCGATGGATGCCTGGGCCTGGAATCGCGCCAGATTGACGTTCTCGCCGTAGACTGCGGAAGGGAAAGGTATTTGCCCCGCGTAGTTGGAGAGAGCGGTTCCCGCAAGATTAGAGGACGGCGCAACAGCCGCCCCGGGTGCGCCCGCGAGGTAGAACAAGCTCTGCGGTCGGCCCGCGACCAGCGTTGGCGTTGCGGCCTTGACGATGGACGCAGGCGGCAGCATCCCAGCCAGCAGTTGGTCGAGTGTGGTTATTGCCATGATCGTTTAGGCGTTGCCGTCGGTCAGGGTGAAGCTGGTCACGGTGAAGCTCTGACCAACGGCGAAGTTGACGTTATCGACTTGTAGGTCGCCGCCACCGCCCGTCGCCGTGACCGTGCCTTGCAGGTGGCATGTGGTGCCGTCACTGGCGTAGATGCGGAAGTGCCCGGCAGTGCCGGATGCATCGGCGCTTGTGTCCTGCCACGTCCCGGACATGCCCTTGCTGCCGGATGCAGCGTTTACCATCCAGTCAGAGGGAAGGTTGACCGTTGCGAGCACGGTGCCGGAGTCTGCCGTGGCACACGATGCCGGGGCTGCGCCGGTGCGGATTTTCAGGATTGCAGACGTTCCGATGGCGGTTTCGATGGCGTCGAGACGGGCGTTGCGGACGGGAACAGAAAACTGGATAGCCATGATGGGTTACTCCTTGGGTTGGTCGGTTTCGTAGGTCGTGACGGTGCGTGTGACTTCGAGGGTGTTCGGATCGCGCTCGACGGTCTGAATGGCGCGGGCCGGATGTGCCACCACAACTTGCGCGGGTGGCACTTCGGCGGTGAAGCTGACCTCTGGAGCTGCGACCTGCACATTGACAACAGGCGGTTCGACGTTGACGATCGGCGCGGGCGCGGCCTCCATGCGCACGACCGGAGCGGGCTGCTCAGGCATGTTGATCGTGATGGGCGCTGTAAGGTTTACCGTCGGTGCGGATGCGGCCTCTCCGCTCGTTTGCGCTTTTCCGCCTGCATGCAGATATCCCATCACATCGGCGGCGAATATGGCTCGCTCGAATACTTGCCCGAACTTAGAGGCATCCGCATCGCGCATGGCGACGGCCAGTCGTTCGTACAGGTCGCCCACACTCTCCGCACCAATGATGGCGGACCTGATAGCGGCGGAATCGATCGGGCTGGCCACGGACGGCAGGATGCGCTCAATCTCATCCTCGATGGCCTGTTGGCCTGCGGTGAAGCGCGGGCGGTCTGGTTTGTGCGGCGCGTCTTGAGTTGCAAATATTGCCGCCATGCCAGCGCCTACCGGCTGCGCCGGAGGGCCTCCCGCACCGACGCCAACGTCTGCAACTGCCGCCGCCTGATCCGGCGTGAGTTCATTGAAGTCATCCGGCTCCAGGCCGTATTTTTCCTCGAGGTAGCGGCGCGTGAACTGGAGCATCCCGGATCGGACAAGGATTTCATCGCGCTTTGCGCGATCCATTTGCAATCCGGCCTCATCCTCCATGACGAATCGAGGCGCTGGCAAGGCATTGAGCGCGGCCAGGGTGTCAAGTACCCGCTGCACGGCGTCAGTGAGCAAGCGAATATCGGCGCGGCGCTTTTCCTGGCGGATTTCGTCATGAACCTCGCCCAATGCGCGGTTGCCGCTTCCGCCGTCGGTTCCGCTGGTGAGCGTCTGCCCAAGGATCAGGCGTTGTATTCTCCGGGTGCAGGCAATCTCGAACTCGGTGAACTTGTTGGGGCTGTTGCCCGGAGTATCGACCGAGACGATTTCTTCATCTCGGTCAAGCGCTGCCACCGGCCCGCTCGAGAGGCTGCGCAGCATCTCCACCATCGCCTGCTTGTCCGAGAGCGTGCGCCCAACTAGCAGCGGAACGGCGGCCTGCTCAAGAAACTTGGCCCAAAAGCGCCAGCCGTGGGTTCTGAAATACCACGGCCAATAGGCTTTTGCCAGCAGGGCCTCGCCCATCGGCTTGCGCAAGCTTCCCTGGTGAACGATGGCGAAGAACTTGCGCGGGTCGGTTTGAGTAAGGTCGTTGCGCCAAAGCAGCGAGCCGTCAGGCCGCAGCATGAACCACTCGAACGGGCACTCGATGATGCTTCCGATGGCGATCCGGCCTCCACCTGCGTCCGCATATACAACCTCGAACACGCTGTAGCCATACGGGACAGCGCCCCAAGCTGCCGACATGATGGCTGGAATCGCACCCGACGCCGCATCCGTAAAGAACTGCCGCGCGCGCGATTGGTCGTGCTCGATGCGCCACGGCGTATTGAGCGCGGCATCGCGGCGCGTATCCAGCGCTGCCGACACCTCATCATCATCTGCAATCCGACGAAGCTTGTTGCGGTCGATTCCGAGCTGAGCGAGGACTTCATCGGCGTCCCCGAGCCACCCGAATCGTGCTAATGCCCGCTCGATGGATACGGCTGAGGTGTATGCGGTCGGTGGTTGTGCCATGATGCTCGATGATGTTTCCTGTCGCTCCATCATCCGTTCGGAACTAAGTCCGGCGCCTCGTCACCAAACAGCGGAAGCGACGCAAACGCAGCCGACCCGCTTTTCTCCAGCAGCTTGCGCGCCCCGCGCTCGGTGTATCCAGTCGGGCGCGTGAGTGCCTTCGCCACCTCTGACCAACTCTTGCCTTGCGCGCGCATCTCAGCAGCACGGCGGCGATTGTGCTCAGTGTGCATCTTTTGGCTGCTGGCCACATAGACCCGCTCGCCTTTGAAGTACTCGCAGAACCGGGCGGCGGCCTCGGCTCCGATGGCCTGCACCAGCGCATCCCACGTGCGGCCTTGGTGACGGGATGGAACTCGGATTTCACGGCCATTGAAGGACAAGGCAAGGCGCGCAGCCGCCCCGTGCCCGAGCAAATCGACAATCTCCGGCATCATCAGAACGTCCTCCCACCAGCAGCAACAGGCCGTGTTGCCGCCATTCCGATCGCAGAAAAGGCGTGGCTGAGCGCGTCCACGGCGTCGTCGTGCTCGCACTCAGGAAACGAGAGCAATTCGTCGCGGAACCATGCGGGCACACCTGACGGGTCATGCCGGATCATGCGCTGCTCATAGCGCGTGAGCACCGGAAGGAACCGCGTCACTTTGTCCTTGTCGGGCCGGATTCCACGCACCGGAAGGGTTGTCGTGCGCGTCAGTTCCTGCACCACGGCGGCCTGGTACTGCGTCTGCTCGACCGCGATCACGCGCGGGCTGTGGCGCGCTGCAGCGGCCTTGATGCGCTGGAGTACTTCGTGGAACCCGCACCGATGCCTCTCGGCTTCCTTGATGTACACGATGCCGGTGTCGGGGTCACGAGCAAGCGCAACAATGGCGGTGTAGTCCGCCCCTGCTCGCTCGCTGATGGCGAGGTCAACGCCAAGCACAACGGGCAATCCGGGCGGACATGGCGCATCTGCCAGCATTTCTGGCTTGACCAGCCCACCGCCGAAGGTGACGAACTCTGCCAAGTATTCCTGGCGAAACACCAGGTCGGGAAGCTCGCGGCGCTTTTGCTCGACCTCCGATGGGTCTATATGCGGGTTGGAGCTTGTCGGCATGTGGAAGCTCGCCCAATCTGGATATGCCAGATCGCCACCGCGTTTGAACAACTCGTAGAAGTAGTTCATCCCGTTCGGCGTGCTGATGAACCACGCATCTCCGCTGTAGTCCGTCAGCGTCGGGCTGATTGCCCGCTCCCAAGCGTCCTTCAGATAGCGCGCGTGCGCGGCCTCATCGATCACGAGGCGGGAGTATTTGCGGCCACGGCCAGCGTCCTTGTCCTCGAGCGTCCAAAAGTCGATCACGCCTCCGGTCATGAGTTCGATGCGCATCTCCGTCCGGTTGGCCTTGCGCGTGACGGGTTTGAGCGTGCGTTCCATGTCGCCCCACACATCAAGCAGCAGCTTGTACGATGGCGAGAAAAATGCCACTGGCTTGCCATCGATCGCCCCGCCCTGCATCAGCGCCAGCCATTCCACAGCTAGCAGGGTTTTCCCGAATCGCCGCCCTGCGCTGATAACCTTGAAGCGCGCCGGTGTCTCGAGCACGCTGCGCTGGCCTGGGTGCAGGTCAATCGGCGGGATGACGATGCGGGTCACTTTGAACCGTAGCTGCGTTCAATCACGATGGTCGGCTGCGCGGAAGCCTCATCCAAGCCCCATGCCCTGCGCTCACCGTCCTGCCGGATGCGCAGCATTTCCGCGCTGATCTTGGCGAGCCTGCCGGATTCAAAATCCTCCGGAACAGATCCGAAGCGCGCCCGGTGGTCTTCCCACTCACCCTGGTGCATGCGCACCACTGAGGCGCTTTTCTCGGCGGCTGCGTCTATGGATTCAGCCCGTTTTTGCGGGTTGGAACCTGCAACTACTCTTGCAACCTTTTCTGCAACCTTGCGCCGGATGACTTCTGCAACATCGGTTCCGTCGCTCCACCCTTCGGCCTTCGCGCGCTTCTGAATCGCCTGGTGAGAAACGCCATACTTGGCAGCAAGCTCAGGAAACGACGCCCCAGCTTCACGATCCGCACGCACATCCGCCCACGTGTCCTTGGTCAGCCTCGGCATATCGTCACCTCGTTCATGCTGCCAATTGTAAACTTTTCGGCATGGCGACTAGCCGCGCGAGCCGTCTGCGTCAACCACGACATCGACGCGCCCTCCATTCACCACCTCCGGCAGCATGTCAATCGAAATCTGGAAGCGCGAATCATCGATGCTCAGAGCATCCGCGATGCCGTCAAGCCCAGACTTGAGCGACGCGACGATGTTGTCCCAATCCCTCCTGCGCTTGTCAGGAGGGTAGACGCGCAGCGTGACGCGCAGCGGAGCGCCTTCAGGCAGAGCCTTCGCAAAATCGCGCGCCCCGGAAGCCACCGCCAAGATGCGCGCGTCCGCCCGATACCGTGACCGTGCGCGGTGAACTGTGGCCCAATGCGCCCGGGCGTTCGGGCTGGTGGCCCGTGGTGGCCACGGAAGAGAGACGATCATCGCCCCTCCTTCATAGATCGCCCGTCTGCCTGAGCGCCCAGCGAATCTGCCCCGGCATCACCTCCGCCCCGTCCTTGACTGCATCGAGGATCGCCTTTGCGCGTGCATCCGCTCCATCGCGGCCTTCAAATCCTCGACCGACCCGCGCGCAGCCTCCCGCGCAGCCAGCGCATCGCGTCTGACCTCCAGAGGCATCGCCAGCAGATAGCGAGCCTCGCACTCGGTCAGCCATGCCAGGCACCACGTACACACCATGCGGCCATCCGACAGCCGCGCCGTTTTGTCTCGCTTGCATCCTTTGCACTCCATAAATGCCATTCTGACGCGTTTACAGGCCAGTAGCGCGATTTTTTTGGCATGGTTGATACATGGGTAGCGTCATGACCTGATCGCGTCTTGTAGGGCCGATTTTTCGCGCTCCGCGCCGCCGATGCGCTTGGCGACTATCTGCCCCAGGTCTGCGATTGTGACAGCCTTGCCGCCAGTAGCTCCGCCCTTGTACACCATCCGCGCCGCCGCCTTGTCCCCAACCACGTGCGGCTTTGGAGGCTCCAGCCCGCGCATCCGGTACACGTCGTCCGAGCTCCGATCGCCTCCGAGCCTGCGCGGGTACTCGAACGATCCGCGCGCGGCATAGGCCCGGTACGATTCGCAAAACCGGTGTTGCAGGTAGGACAGGTCTTTGGTCTCGACCCGGCAAAACTGCGGCCACCCGCCAAGGTCTTCGATGGTCGCATGGATCGCCGGATCGTCGAACACCACGTCGGAGTACGCCCCTACGCGCTGCGCAGCGTCGAGCGCCTTCCCCCAGGCCAGGGCCGCCTTGTCCTCAGTCGTGCCCTCAAGCAGCCGCACGATGTCCGCGACCTTCGGCGCGAACCGGCCCGTGTCTGGGTTCATGGCATGCCGCGTGAGCGCCTGACGCACCTGCTCCATCGTGTACCGCTCGCACGCCGCCCACCACACCGACAGCAGGTACGGGCTCGCTGTCGCACCGTAGTACGCCATCGCCGCCGAGACCAATTCTGAAAATTCGTCCTGCTCTTTTGGTGTCATGCCTTGCTCCTTTGTTGTGCCAGCCATTCCTGCGCCACGCGCCGGTTTTCTTCCTCCAGCGCGATCTGCTTGTTGAAAAACGGCCGCTGTCCTGCCGTCTGATGCCCGCCAGACTGCTTCGCCGACGTGTACCAGTCCGCCCTGAAGCCCTGCCATCCAGCCAGGCAGCAGTGCGCGACAGCGTCTTGCAGGCTGATCCCGGCTTTTCCCGCCTCGCGTCTCATGCTGTCGATCACGGTCTGAGTGACATGGCCTGCTCTCTTGGCTTTGCGGACTTCCAGCCAGTCGCCGAACGTCTGCGGGTCAACGTCGGGCGGGCATCCGGCGATGCGCGCCATGCGCGCGCCATTGCGCACGCTCTGCGTGCGCTTATCTACTTTTGGTGTTGGTGTTGGTGTTGGTGTTGGTGTTGGTGTTGGTGTTGGTGTTGGTGGCATTGCCACGGCATCGAAATCGCATGCCACGGCATAATCCGGCGATGCTGCGGCATTGCCTGCTGCGGCATTGCCTGGCGCGGCATTGCCGGGCTTCGCGCGCTGCATATCCCACCGCCTGTTTGCCTTCTCGCGCTGCTTCTGTTGCTTGTCCAGCATCGCCTGGATTTCTTCGTCCGCGCGCTTGTTCACCCACCCGGCGTCGGCCAGCTCGAAGAACTCTTCCAGCACCACGCGCACCGCTTCGCGCTGGGATTCGGTCTGCGCCATGACAAGGCGGCACACGGCGCGCAGGTCGTCCGGGAGCGGCTTTTCCGTCAGGTAGTACACGTCCAGCAGGCGGCGGAAGGCGGCATCCTCTTCCCAGCTTAGATGCCGGGTCGCGCTGACGTAGTCCCCGATGTGGAAGGGGTAGTAGTTCATTGCGAACCGCCTTGGAGCCGCTTCCGCATGTAGCTCCAGTTGATGTCCGGGCGCAGTTCTTCGCACGGCACGCCGGTGGCCATCTCGATTCTTGGGCACATCTTCACGGGAGCGCGTCCGGCTGCGGTCCAGTTCCAGACTCGCTGGTTCGAGCACCCGATGAGTGCGGAGAGCTTGGTCAGCCCACCGGCGACCTCGATTGCCCGGCGCAGTGCGTCGGTTTGAGCTTGCTGCATGTCACCTCCTACGTTGCGGTTGCGGTGGCAACATCATACATCAAAACTTGAGATGTAAGCAGCGTAGCTGAGCCGCACGCAGTAGACTCCGCGCCTGGTGCAAACCTACCGAGGTCTCGGTCGCTGAGCGTAGCGAATCAGCGGCCGTCGTCTTTGCTCGCGGCAGGTGAGCTTGACCCGCGCCGTGCCGACGGTATAATGTCAGCACACCCATCGGGTGCGTCTCCCCTCCTTCCTTGCTGTCTCCCCCAGCAGCTTATCCCCGCCAAGCGCGGGGATTTTTTTGCTGTACAATGCGAGCAATAAAACCCGCCAAGGCTATGCGCGCGAGCGCATCCTCAAACAGGCGGGTTACTTTTTTGTGCGCCGGGTTCTTGCGGCGCAGGGACTGGCCGGGAGCGCATCGTGGCAACGACATTGAACCAGATGGACATCGAAACCCGCCTGGAAGAACTGGCCAAGCTGCGTGACGGCTGGCTGGATGGCCAGGGGCGGGCGCCGGAACGCGCCGCTTTGTTACGCCTAGCGCATGCTTTTGACGAGCACTACGCGCCCGATTTGCCGCTACCTTATCTCTATCCCACCGCCGATGGCGGCGTGCAGGCCGAATGGACGCTGGGCGCGTGGGATGTGTCCCTGGAAATCACGCTCCCCGCCATGAAAGCGCATTACCAAGCGCTGCACCTGAAGACTGGCGAGAGCCGTGAACTCGACTTGACCCTTGATGACGACGCGGACTGGACGACGCTAAATGCTTCGCTCAAGGCGGTGCAAGAAGGCATGGCATGACGCCAGATATGCCGCCCACGACTGCACACCGAGATGCCGCCACGGCCCTACCTTCCCTCGAACAGACGGAATAGGTCAGAGTTGCTTGGGAATAGGTGGGAATTCCTGATTTTTTCTAGAGCTTGTCCTTCGGCGGCCATGCCGGGTCGGCAAGCACAGCAGACAGGTACAAGCGCCAAGGCACGGCCAAGCGTCGGCGCTCGATCCACTTGTACACGCGCATGGGCTTCACATTGAGCACACGGGCAAGCGCGCGGGCGTTGCCGCCGCAGCGTGCGAGCGCACTGGTCACGATCTGTTCGTCGGTGGTGGTATCAAGTCGGTAGTTCATGGACTCAAGTATACGTGCGCGTCATGTGATTGGCCGACACGATCCGGTCGCCGCCGCCTGCTACAGATACACACCGTTACAACTTTGTTGACTGGAATAGACTTTTCTGTGCCTATTGGTGTATACTTCAGTCAACGCAGCACGATGAAGCCGCGTAACGAAGGAGCAAGTAATGGAACCACCATACACCACAAAGACAGGCCTGAAGATCGGGTCTGCATACCAGAAACGCCAGCGCCCGGACATGGACAGCGACGCCATCAGCATCCAGGATGCGCTGCTAAGTCAAGACACCGGTCGGAGCGAGATTCTCACTGAGGATCGCATGACTGTCTTCATGCTGGCAATGCTGGTCGTTGTCCTCGCACTCATTGCAGCAGGGTGGCTGTGATGGACATAGAAACCCGCGTGGCAGGCATCCCGTGCGTGGTGCGCGTGACCTACTTCGCGCCCGCTGACATTGGATGCACTGGTGGCGATGCTGACTTCTGGCGTCCGCCGTCACCTCCTGACATCGAGTACCACGTACTTGACCGCCGTTGCCGCCCAGCGCCGTGGCTCGAAAAGAAGATCAACAGCCGCGAGCGTTAGCGCCTGGAAGAAGAGATCGAATCTGTATTTTCATGAAAGGGAACAACCGTGAACAACATTCACCCTGTTTTTTCAAACTGCCTGCGGGCGTTCGCCGAAGGCCAACGGATTGCAACAGATCAAGTCCATGAGGCGACATTGACTCAAGTCGCCGATGCTGAAGCACCGAGCGCGCACAGCTATATCACGACCGACGCCCGCGACGAATGGCTATCCAAGCGCCGCAGCGGAATCGGCGGCTCCGACATCGCGGCAATCCTTGGCCTGTCGCCCTGGAAAACGGCTGTCGATGTGTGGTTCGTCAAGACCGGCCAAACGACCGAAGACGATATTTGCAACGCTGAGGCCGTGCGCTGGGGAATGCTGCTGGAGGATGTGGTGGCCCACGAGTACTACGAGCGCACAGAACGCTCGGTGCAGCGCGTCAACCGCATCCTTCGCCACCCTGAGCATGAGTGGGCAATCGGGAATATCGACCGCGCCATCGTCTCGCCAGGGAGTCGTGTTCGCGTGGCTGAGGACGGAGGCACGCTGCTGGGCGCGGATGGGATTCTCGAGGTCAAGACCGCCAGCATGTTCAAGGCGAGCGAGTGGGGCCGCGATGGCGACGAGGACGCCGTGCCTGTCCACTACCAGGCACAAGTCATGTGGTACATGGCAATCACGGGCCAGCCGTGGTGCGACGTTGCCGCCCTGATCGGTGGCCAGCGTATGGTGATCCGGCGCATTTATGCGGACGACGAGACCATCGCCGCGATGCTGGAGCGTGCTCACGAGTTTTGGCACAAGCACGTACTGACGCGCAAGCCGCCCGAGCCTGCCAAGGCAAAAGACGTGGAGCGGTTGTTCCCGTCTGACAACGGAGAGTTCGTCGAGGCCACTGATAACCTGCTCGCTGCATACAACGCAGCGCGCATTGCCAAGGCCCGCATGGAGCAGGCCGATGTTGATTTTCAAAACGCTGCCGACAAGATTAAACGCGCACTCGGAGAGCGATCCGCTCTCATGCTCAACGGAAAGCTGCTTGTGACCTGGAGAGCATCAAAGAAGATCCGCCGCATAGATTGGAAAGAAGTCGCAGAAGCGCTGAAAGCTCCTGCTGACATTATCGCAGCACACACCACCGAAACACCCGGCTCGCGCCGGTTCATCCTGAAGGAGATTTGACATGGCAACTACCCTCAAAGCCGCAGTCACGGGCCAAGCTCCCGCCGCTCGCAAGCCAGCCAACGACATCGCCGCATTGCTGACCGACCCGAAGATCAAGGCGCAGATGCAGCTTGCGCTTCCCAAGCACGTCACCGCCGAGCGCCTCGCACGCGTGGCCTTGACCGAGGTGCGGAAGAACCCGGCGCTCGCACGCTGCGACCAAACCAGCTTCCTCGGGGCGCTCATGACATGCGCTCAGCTTGGGCTGGAGCCGGGTGGCCCGCTCGGGCATGCGTACCTGATCCCTTTCGAGAACCGCAAGGCCGGGCGCACAGAAGTCCAGTTCATCGTCGGCTATCGCGGCATGATCGACCTGGCCCGCCGCAGCGGGCAGATCGTGAGCATCGAGGCCCGCCCGGTGTACGAAGGGGACGCGTTCGAGGTGTCGCTTGGGCTCGATAGCAACCTTCACCACATCCCCGACTTCGACAACCCTAACAGGGTGCAGCCTGACAAGCTGCGCTTCGTGTACTCGGTCGCCAAGCTCAAGGACGGCGGGGTTCAGTTCGATGTCATGAGCCGCCGCGAGGTCGAGGCAGTTCGAGCGCAGTCCCGCGCCGGGTCTAGCGGTCCGTGGGTGACGCACTTCGAGGCGATGGCGCTCAAGACCGTGACACGCCGCCTGTTCAAGTGGCTGCCAATCAGCGTTGAGCTTGCAACGGCAATCGAGGCCGACGAGCACGCCGAGATCGGGATTCCGCAGGACAACGTGATGACGGTTGATGCTGAGACCGGGGAAGTTCTCGAGCAGCAGCATGTGGACGCGCCGGTGCCAGAGGCGCAGAGCGCAAGCGCTCCGACTTCACAGCATGACGACTGGACTGCGGAGTTTGAGGCAGATGAGGACAAGCAACCATGAGCCGTGGGGAACTCACTGAACTCCAGCGCCGCTGCATCGCGTTCGTTGATCGCATGGGCGGCGACGTGACGGTCAAGCAGGTCGCTGAAGCTTCAGGAGGCAAACTTGAGATCGTCAGGGAAGAACTGCGCGCACTGTGCGGTTTTGGCCTGATTTCTATGACCAAAGGCGCAGGTGGGCGCTATACGGTTTCAACGAGACGTGCATCGGTCCCGAAGGAAAGCGCAGATGTTGCCAAATCGCGCACGTTGGTCAACGCATCGATCGGAGAGGTCTACGACGGATCGGACCTGCGACCGATTCCGGGCCTGCCTCAATCACGGCTGGCCTGGTTTTCGATGCCGAGCAGGATTGGTAATCGGCTGTATCACAAGGACGGACGTGTGGAGGTGATTGAATGAATGAGCGCGAACGGTTTGACGTATGCGGGAGACCTGCCGACGCATACCAGATCGGCGGAGACCACTACAAGTCGCTTTCCGTTCAGCCGTGGGCAGCGATGCAGTCATGGATGAGCGCTGCGGAATTCGAGGGCTTCCTTCGCGGCAACGCTATCAAGTATCTGGCCCGAGCGGGGCGCAAGGGAGACGCACTGCAAGACTTGCAAAAGGCCATGCACTACCTGGAAAAGCTGGTGAGCCTGAAACAGGACGGGGGCACATGATGGCCGGACGGACAAAGAATCGCCCGCAGAAACGCCGCTGGGAGGCATCTCCAACCGCGCCGCTGCGCGCACTCGTTGGAAGCCTTCCGTTCGACGAGGCGGAGCAGACCAAGCTGCAACTGCCTGGGCATATGGTGTACGAGGCGCTACGCACCGGCAAGGCCAGCGACGAAGCCGGGGACTTCGACACGCTCGCCATCATCGCCAATGTCTGCCTCGTGCGCGCGGAACATATCGACAAGGTAGCCAAGCGAGACGGGAATAGCCAAAGCGAAGCGGACTTCCTGGTTCCAGTCGTGCAGGAATCCCAGGAAGCACTGATGCGCATCAAGGCGCGCAGCGTTTGCACAGGGCGTATGGTCGCCACAGGCCCGGAGCTTCAGACGCTGGCAACGATGCTTGATATTCACGATCAGCTTGTCGCCAACTCGACGCCCAGGCAGATGGAACTTGCGCTGCGCGAGGTTGCGCGGCGGATGCAGCGTCAGCATGTGTATCGTGTGGAGGTTGGGAAATGAGCGCGTCAGAGGCAATCGAACGGAATTGCGTGGAAATGGAAGCACGCGACCGCAGGCGCGCTATCTGGCTTATGCTGCGCGAGGAAGGCGGGTACTGGAGCGCGCGCGAACTGATCGACCATCTGCGCGAGATTGACCCTGACGGCGGGCATTGGACTCGTTCTGTCACGCGGGCGCTGAACAGGCTCAAGGCCGATGGGTACGTGGTTGCGAAGCCCAACCGGTATGGGGTTGAAACCTACGGCGTCACGGTCTTGTGCGGCGAGCCTGAATGATCTGGAACGGCGATTTTTGACAGAAGGAGCGAGAAATGATGGATTACAGCAGACGACGTAAGCTGTCTTGCAACACGGTATTGATGACGCCAGCAACCAATGAGGGATTGAATCATGCGATACGTGTCTGAGGTTTCACCAAGAGGGAACAGGTCATATAGCACCAAAAGCCAAGAGGAAGCCGACGCACGATGCAAGGAACTTGATGATGACGGATGCACAGGATGCATTGACTGCGTTGATTGCTCGGGATGCTCGGATTGCATCGGGTGCACCAGTTGCGATTCTTGCATTGGCTGCACTGGCTGCATTGATTGCTCTCGATGCAACAACTGTACAGGATGCTTCGAATGCCTTCGATGCACCGATTGCGTCGCCTGCGCATACTGCGTAGATTGCTTTAGATGCTCTTATCGTACTGACGTGAACGCGGAAATTGCTATTCGAGGTCCAGAGCACACACAATTTGTGGCTTGGGTAAAAACAAAATTAGCTATAGACGCTGATCCGTCTTTTCTTAATAGGTACGTTGCGAACGATGATGGGAACGTAATCATATATTCGGATGATGAATTGCAAAGGCTATGGGAGGCATGGCAATCAGCTTGCAAGTGGGCAACTGATAACATTTGTTCGGCTGACGCCATCAAGACAGTTGCTCCCAATGCGAAGAAAATGAAAGCGCATTCACAATGACGAAGATCAACATGGCGGCGTGATGCGCCTTAGGCGACGGAAGGAGTTAGCATGAAGATCAAGGTGAAACGGACGCACCCGGAGGCCAGGATGCCGGTCTATGCGACCGAAGGGGCTGCGTGTTTCGACCTGTATGCGGCGACGGTTACCGGTATCGACGAAGGTGTTTTACATCCTGGTTGCCAGCTTGTTGTAGGAACCGGATTGGCGTTTGAGATTCCGCCAGGGTACATGATGCGCATCGCGCCTCGAAGCGGGCTGGCATTCACTCACAGCGTCGAGGCGTTTCCTGGTGTCATTGATTCCGACTACCGAGGCGAGGTGAAGGTGCTGCTGCGACGCTGGAGATTTGTCTACAACGAGCCGATGCTTATCAAGCCCGGCGACAGGATCGCGCAAGCGTTTATCTGCGAAGTCCCTAGGCTTGAGTTCGAGGAAGCGGACGAATTGACGGAGACGGCGCGCGGGGGTGGAGGGTTCGGTAGCACCGGCTCATGAGAAACGCTCCGTTGACCATGCACAGAGCCTCCAGCCATAGGCAACGGACCGACCGTGCGGTTCTCGCGCACGGTGGTTGACAGCCCGCCATCTCGGTGCTAGAGTCCGCCACAGGTGCTTGAACACACCTTCTATCAGCGGCTTCCGCACCCGACAGTTCTGCGGTTTTTTTGCGTCCATAGGTTTCTTCATTGTCCCGTGCACACGGTCCAATGTCAGCTTATGGCCGGGTGTCCACAGCCATACAAGACCCTTCGGGGGAAAACTGTGGGCCGTCTGATAGCGGTGTTCAAGCGCCCGGCCGCCTCTCTTAACAGGAGGCGAATTTGAACGATCTATCAGGAGGCCATCATGGCTGCTGTTGTTACCCATCTCCCCGCCGCATTCGTCGGCAAATCTCCCAACCCAATCAAGCGCAAGACCCGTGGCAAATCCGGTTTCCGTCGCCTGCCGTTCGTGGCCGGCCGGCGCACCGAGTCCGCTTCGCCCTGCTGGAACGTCCCTGCCTCTGGCGGCTACCTCGGTGGCTACGAGACTGGCGAGGC